AACAACGACAAGCAGTTAGGTAGACTCGAAGCTCAGGTAGAATCCCTACAGCGTCAGATGGAGCAGTTAAGCATAGACGTTAGATGTCTGTCTAGTCTGATGTCTAAATGGAAGGGTGCAGGTGTATTACTGCTGATACTGGGTGCCAGTATGGGTTGGTTAGTAGATATTGTCTTTAGGAGATTGTAATTAAACGCTTGACTTTATTGCTTATTTGTGGTATAATACTTATACAAGGATGTACTGCACTAGGACTAGTTAAAGCAGTTATGCCGAGCAAGTCAGGTACTAATGTTAATGCTAATGCTCAAGTAGGAAAAGAGAACACACAACAAGTAGTTGCTAATCAGCAGAACACCAAGATCGAAGGTGAGAATGTTAATGTAAGTCAGAAGGAAAATGACACCAGCATTAACACATCAAAGGTAGACAGTCTAGTGCAGAATAACACTAACGTACCCATGTGGTATTTATTGTTATTGGTACTAGGTTGGTTATTACCCAGCCCTCAAGAGATATGGGCAGGCTTTGTCAACTCAATAGAGAGATTAATTCATGGCAAGAAACGTAACAGCCGTAAAAACAAGAACAAACGATAGCGCAAAGGTTGATATGTATACTGTACCAGCAAAGAATACTGCTGAGATACACATGATTTATATCTTAGCCAGTGCTGGTAACGAAGATGCTGACTTGTATTGGTACGACAGTGCTACAACAACAGAGTACCCACTAGCTCACGCTAAAACATTACAGTCTACTAACGGTGAGTATTTATTGCTAAATAACTTACAGATAGATTTAAAAGAAAACGACATACTCAGAGTAAAGAATAGTGGCACAAGCAGCACCATAACTTACATGGTCAGCATGAATTTAGCACCTTCAATCACAACACAATTCCATAACTAAGGAGATAACAATGTACGGATACGGTAAAAAGAAGAAAGCACCTGCACCTCGACCAAAACCTAAGCCTAAGAAGTAATGGCTAAGGGTGTAAAGCATTACTTAAAAGAAGGAAAAACTTGGTCAGGTAACTACCACAAAATGCCTGACGGTAAGTTACATACTAACAAGTCACATACAGCGACCAGTAAACCTTTGTATCATTACGGTGATCTTTCAGCTACTGCGAAGAAGAAAGCTAGAGGATAAGAATGAATTATTTAGAAGTTGTCAACAATGTATTAGTAAGACTGAGAGAAGCCGAGGTAACTGCTCCAACAGATACACTCTACTCTAAGCTGGTCAGCACGTTTGTTAATGATGCTAAGAGACTGGTAGAAGATTCTTTTCAGTGGAACGTATTAACAGAAACACTGACAGTCACTACCTCTAATGATCTCTTTAACTACGTCCTTACAGGGGCGGGTCAACGCTTTAGGGTGATGGATGTTATTCATGCTGAAGAAGACTACTTCTTAAACCCTAAGACCTCTAGTCAGATGAACTCGTTTCTATTGAACAACAACCCACAAAGAGGTAGCCCAACATTCTATAACTTCAATGGTGTAGACGTTAATGGGGACACACAGGTAGATTTATTTCCTATCCCTAATGGAATACAAAACATTTACTTTAACTTATACAAACCACAACCTGCACTAACAGATGCTTCAACTACCTTACTGGTTCCCAGTGAGCCTGTTATTAAATATGCCTATGCAATGGCTGTAGCAGAGCGTGGTGAAGACGGAGGACTATCAGTACAAGATGCATCAGCACTCGCTGATCTATCACTAGCAGACCATATCGCTATGGCTGAGAGCAGACAGAACGACCAGTACATCTGGGCAGCAGTATAATGGCAGGTCGACTACAGTCCTCTTCAATATCAGCACCAGGATTTCTTGGTGTTAATACACAAGAGAGTAGTGTTGATTTATCTTCTGGTTATGCGCTAGAAGCTTACAACTGCGTTATTGATAAGTTCGGTAGGATAGGTGCAAGACGAGGTTGGACTAAAGTTAATTCTGATTTAAACACTGATCTGGCTTCTAACAGCGTAGAGTTCTTATACAACCTGCCTAACCCTGATGTAACCTTTGCAGGTGGTGATAACAAGTTATTTACACGTACTTCTGGATCAACGGTACTGATAACTGCAGTTAATACTACGGTAGCAGACGCAGCAGGGACAGGAACTACAGCATACAGCATCACAGGTAACGACTGGATGGGTGCTAGTATTGTGTTCGGTGAAGGCCCAGCATCTTCTCCTCACGCTTACTTAGCACAATCAGATCACCTTCCTTTAGTTTATCATAAGCTAGGATCATCGCATGCACATACAGGTGCTTACGGTTTTAACTTACTGAGTGATGCGGGATCAGTTCCATCTGCTTATTCTTCTGCTAGTGATTTCAAGCCTAACATTGTTATAGGTGCTTACGGTCGTACATGGTGGGCAGATATAACCAATGATGAACAAACTGTTTATTTCAGCGCACTACTTGATGGTACTAACTTATCAACAGGTGACTCAGGGTCTTTATCATTGATTGATGTATTCCCTAATGGTGATGAAATAGTAGGACTAGCAGCACACAATGGTTTCTTGATTATATTCGGAAAGAGAAACATCGCTATTTATGCTAATCCTATTGAGGTAACTGAATTAGTTTTAGTTGACTTGATAGCAAACATCGGATGTATAGCTAGGGACAGTATTGCTAACACAGGTACTGATGTCATGTTCTTGTCTGAGTCAGGTGTAAGAAGTGTTGCACGTGTCATTCAAGAGAAGTCAGCACCTATTAACGACATCTCTTTTAATGTCAGAGACGATATAGTAGCTTTTGCAGACTCAGAAACAAACAAGCAGAAGATAAAAGCGGTCTACTATCCTAAAGATGCTTTCTATATTTTAACACTACCAACATCTAAATATGTTTACTGTTTTGACTTACGTGGTCGATTGGAAAACGGTGCTGCACGTGTTACTATCTGGGATAGCATCGAACCTACCGCCTTACACGTTACTTATTCAGGTGATCTTTTCTTAGGACAACCTGGATACATAGGTAAGTATTTTGGCTTCTCTGATAACTCAGCTTCCTACAGGCTTAGATACTACACAAACTTCTTTGACTTAGGTAGTCCTACTTCATTGAAGTTCTTAAAGAAAGCTAACTTCGTGGTCGTAGGTGGAATAGGACAGAACGTAGCATTGAAGTATGGTTTTGATTATGTCAGTTCATATCGTTCAATAACTAAACAGTTACGAACAGGCTCGGTTTACGAATATAACGTAGGTGAATACAACATTGCAGAATACTCCAGTGGTCTGGTGTTAGATGAAGTTAACTCTAATTTAGGTGGTTCCGGTTCTATTATGCAACTAGGCTTTGAGGCGAACATTGACTCTGCGCCTTTGTCAATACAAAAGATAGATATTTATGTTAAAGCAGGTAAAACAATTTAAGGATAAACATGGCTAATTATACAAAAGCAACTAACTTCACAGATAAGGATGGTCTATCATCTGGTGATGCAAATAAGATTATTAAAGGTTCAGAGATAGAAGCGGAGTATCTCGCTATTGCAGCCGCTATCACATCTAAAGCTAATCTAGATGCGCCTACTTTTACAGGTGTGCCTTCAGCACCAACAGCTAGTGCAGGAACAACAAGTACACAAGTAGCTACAACTGCTTTTGTTACAGGTGGTATTGCCACTGCTACAGGCTCTCTTGGTACAATGTCCACACAGGACGCAGACGATGTAGCTATTACTGGTGGGACGCTTGCAGGGGTTACTGTTGAGGGACTGACTCTAGGTACTAACGGAACAGGATCAAAAACTGTATCTACTGCTTCTCCTTCAGGCGGCCTTAATGGCGACATATGGTATAAATACTAATGACATTATCTGTTAACGTATCAGGAAGTCATACAGACACTAAGGAGGTCTTCGTTAAAGACGGAGGCGTGTGGAGAACTGTTACAGAACTACATGTCAAGGATGATGATACGTGGCAAAAGATTTACCCTGGAACAGGTACTCAAACTTTTACTTCAGGTACTTCATCATTTGTTGTTCCTCAGGGTGTCTACTCTTTAAGCATGACTACTATGTCTGGTGGTGGTGCAGGTGGTCGATCAGGCCAACACACAGGAGACTGTCACTCAGGCGCACCAGGAGGGGCTGGAGCAACCGTTGGATCAACATCATTCGCTGTGACTCCAGGTGAGACGCTAACAGTTACAGTTGGTGCTGGTGGAGTTGGTGGGGTATATCCAGGGTTCCAACAAGGATACCGAGCAGGAACTGTAGGTGGAGCTACTTCTGTTAAAAGAGGAGCTACTACTATACACACAGCAGCCGGTGGAGCTATTAATAATGGTGAGTACTATAGTGGATCAAACTTTGTAACGGCTGGCCCTACTAATGGAACAGGGTATGGTACAGGGGGTACAGGTGCTGCTTGTGAAGGCACAGGGGGTACAGGTGGCGCTGGTGGGGTAGTGTTTTCATGGTAACAGAGTTTGTAGATAAAGAGACACAAGATAAACGTAAAAGTATTTGTAATGTGTGTGACCAGAGTAAGTTAGGATTTTGTACAGAGTGTGGTTGTGTGATTATTACAAAAGTTATGTGGAAGCGAAACACTTGTCCATTACTGAAATGGTAACGGCTTAATTTAAAGAGGGTAGAGAAATGGGAATGTTTTCGAGTCTTAAAGGTCTAGCAGCAGTAGCAGCACCAATAGCTGGTGCATATTTTGGTGGGCCTATGGGCGCACAGATAGGCTCTATGATCGGTGGTCAGATAGCTGGTAGACAGCAAGCCAAGCAAGCAGGAGAGACTGCTGCTCAGTATGATGCCAGGCTGCGTCAACTAGGACAGCAAGGATTCTTTAGACCTGTTACCTCTAAGACTCTTTATGGTGAATCCAAATATAAGACTGATCCTAATACAGGTGCGCTAATAGAGGCAGGTTATACCGGATCAGATCAAGTCCAAGAAGACCAAGGTAGACTTGGTGATTTGATGCAAACAGGTTTAAGCACTGCTGAAGCTGCTGCTCAGGCTGCTCCTCAATACCAGACTGCCGCACAGGGATTATTTGATCTAGGTCAAAGCTACTTATCAGGAACACCAGAAGAAGCTAGAAACCGTTATATGCAACAGCAGATGGATGTTTTACGTCCTTATGACATTGAGGAAGAACAACGCCTAGGCAGGACTGTGTTTGGTAAAGGTGCTGGTGGTCTTAGTGTTGGAGCTGGTGGTAATCCATATCTACAAACTTTGATGGAATCCCGCAACAGACGTAACTTAGGATTAGCTGCTGGTGCTGACGTTGCTGCACAACAACAAGGAACATATGGAGCAGACAAGCTTAGAGAGGCTGGTGTGACATCAGGTATTGGTTTTGATATGATGGGTGGATCATTAGACCCTTATCAAACATACTTAAATCAACAAGCAGGATTAGAGAAGCTTGCTCAACAGCCTTATGCAATGGGCCTTGATGCTGCAACTCAAGCAATAGGTGGACAGCAGTTTGGTTCAAATATGGCTCAAGGCGGTGCGTTAGGGAATGCACAAGTACAGATGGCAAACACTAACAACCAGAACGAAAGGTTGATGGGGTTACTTAACAATAAAGATTTGATTAATGGCGTTTCAGGAATGTTTGGTAATAAACCCGCTGAAATTGTAGAGAAGTCTAGTGTTTATAAGCCTACAACAACTCCACCTTATGTGGGTTATCAAGGTGGTGGGTTTAGTGGAAATTTAAACTTAGGAAGGTATATGGGCAACCCTAATGCTGGAATGTTTGGTAACACCAGATGAATCTAGAAACTGTTATACGCAACTCACGTTAAAGGAAATATATATATGGCTACCAACTCAATTTTTGATGTATTCGGAGCTTCTCCTGAAGAATTAGAATATGCTAAAAGAAAAGATGAAGAGACACTAGCAAGGCAGGAGTATACCACTAGGTTAGCTAATGCTGGTGCGGGTTTAGGAATATATGGTGGTCTTGCAAGATCAGGAGTTAGGCAAGGAGAGCAACTGAGGAAAATGAGGTTGTTCGGAGAGTCCCCAAATCCTGAGATGGAAAAGGCATCCGTTATGAAGGAAATAGTGAATAGTTATTCTGGACGGGATATGTCTGATCCTGAAGTTATGGCTAAGATGTCACAAGAGTTAAACAGCAGGGGATATCCTAGAGAAGCAATGCAGTTAATGGAACAAGCTAAATCAAAAGTTATTAATTTAAATAGTGCTGCTGCGGCTACTGAGAAGGGTAACTTAGCAAGGGAAAAGACTAGAGCTGAGATTGAAAAACTAAACTTTGAAGCCAGTGGGGACAAGAAGGATAAGATGACAACTAAGATGATGGATGACTTTCATTCTAGAGCAGAAAGAGCAAACACTTATGGGTCATTAGCGAGTACATTTGAAACTGGTTTTGCAGGAGCTAAATTTGAGGCATGGGGTAACTTCCTTTCTAAACTAAATAAAAAACTACCACTAAATGATGAGGATAGAAGAGTATCTGCTTGGTGGACAAAGTATCAAAACCAAGTTAATGAGATTAGAAATGATTTGTTTGGGTCGGCATTGACAGCAACAGAGAAAGAGGAATTTGCTAAAGCAATGATAACTAGATCAACTGATGGAAAGACTGCTAAAAAATACCTAGAAACTCAAGCAAGGATATTAAGGAAGGCTTACAACAAGAGGCTTGACTCCTATAGTGAACACGGCTGGAGTGTCAAAGGTCTAGAGGGACAGGTTATTGGTTCATTAGATTCTGAAGGTGATGCGGGTGATCCGATAGTTGTACCTGAAGGCACATGGACAGTTAAAAGGAAACCATCAATGACCCTCTCAACCGGAGTGCAATAATGGCAAAACTAGTAGACTACGAAGTTACAGCACCAGATGGAACAGAGCTAATTGTTACTGGCCCGGAGGGTGCAACAGATGAGGAAATAACATCTCAGGCTATGAAGCTTTACGGTGATATGAATACTGGTACTCTTAATCCAGAACCAAAGGTGGATGATGTATTAACACCTCAAAAAGATTATACTGATGTAGGATTAGGTCAGGTAGGTAAAGAAGCTGTTTTAGGTTTTATTCCATCAGCAGGTAGAGAATTATCCAATTTGTGGGATGTTGTGAGTAGCCCAATAGAAACAGCAAAGACTGTTGCTCAACTGGGGTATGGGGTTTTACAGAACGTACTTCCTGATAATATTGTTCAACTTATGGGTGATGATGAGGAAAGTCAACAACTAGCATCTTCTGTTGGTGAGTATATCGCTGATAGGTATGGTGGTATTGAGAATATTAAAAGAACCGTAGCAACAGACTCTGCAGGATTTGCTGCTGTGCCTTCCATGCTTCAAAGCTTTGCAGATAAAGTTTCATTAGTAGACCCAGTAACCCTTGGACTTGTAGGAGCAGGGAAAGCAGGTAAACTTGGTTTAACAAAAGTAATAGGCCCAGGTTTAGGAAAGGCTTTAGCTTTTACATCAGGTACTGGAGAAGAGGCTGTTAAACAAGCATACAAATCTGGAAGGGTAGGTGGTGATTCTTTAAAAGCATTTAGAGATAATTTAACAGGTAAGGCTGATCCTCTAGAGATTGTACAAAATGCTAGAAGTAATTTAGATATTCTTTATGCACAAAGAAAAAAGGAATATATAGATGGTAAGGCAGGATTAAAAGATGTAACTCTAAACCTACAAACTATTAGGAATGCTTTAGAATACGCAGAGAGTACTGCGGGAGTTAGTCCAAAAGTAAACAAAGCATTGGCAGATGTTAGAAAAATCTTAGATGATGCATCAAATAAGAACTATAAAACTGTATCAGATTTTGATGATTTAAAAAGAGCTATTAATGATATCGCTATGGATTATAGGGGATCATCTGCTGGTTCTCAAATTGACACAATACAAAGACTAATTAAGAAGCAGATAACTGATGTAGACCCTCAGTATGATATAGTAATGAAATCATATGCAGATGCCACGAAATACATTAAAGAAATGGAAATATCTTTAAGCTTAGAGGCAACAACAGGACAAAGGAAGACAGCGGATGCTTCATTAAAGAAACTATTATCTGTTATGCGAGATGGTGTGTCTACTAACTATGGGCAGAAGTTTAACATGGCTCAACAGCTTGAACAACTACCAAACGCTAAACAAATACTTCCTCAGTTAGCAGGACAAGAATTAAGCTCATATCTGCCTAGAGGAATACAAGGTAGAATAATGAGTGCTGGTTTAACAGGTGCAGTTGGTTACATGGGTGGTGGTTTATTAAGCCCTAGTGCTGTTGTTTCAGGACTTGCTGCCTCACCTAGGGCGGTAGGTAATGCTGCACAACTGGCAGGGAGAACAGCCAGAAGATCAGATCAAGTAATGAGAAAAGCAGCACAGATGCTACCCTCAGCAACCCCAAGTTATCTAGGCATGTTTGATAGAGCAACAGAAGAGGAAGGAAACTAATGGCTAGTCAGTTAGATAGTATACTGAATGATTTAGTAGGTAGGTTAAGAGAAGTGGGTATTGGTAGAGGAACTGCCGCACAACAACCTGGTGGCCCTTCTTATAGAGATAATTCTGGAGACAGTTATTCTTTTGCCTATGACCCTGAAGCCAGACCTACCAAAGCTGATTATGGTAAATACGAAGTACCTACTGTTAGCTTTTCAAGTGGGATGCTGGGCGGTGACCCAATACAGATAGAGCAAGAAGTACCAGAACAAGAGATACCAGCAATGCCAGATTTTAACCCACCACTACCACGTTCAGAGGCAGACCCTAGACCTGAAGCTCCTAACGGAGAAGGTGTGAGCGTAGAACAAGCAATGGAGTCTGTACGTCCTCCTCTAATGGAAGATTATACTACAGAGAGAGTAAACCCGTTTGGTGAATCTGGAATGTTTTTAGGAAGGGTTGGTGGCCCAAGACAACCAGAGAGACAAGATATTGTACCAACTCCAGGTGCTACTCCATCCACACTGTCTAGTTTATCTGCGAGACAGCCAGAAGTTCCTAGAGGCATGCTAGAAGGCCCAACAATGTTTGAGGGTCAATTAGGTATGCCAGAGACTACTAGCTATGAAGGAACATACGGGAATGAGTATGAAAACTTAAAAGGAAAATCTATTGAGGAGATACGACTTCAGTTAAACAATCCTAATATCGATGTTAATGAAGATGGTGATTTAATAGAGATACTAGAAAGGTCAGAAGTACCTGGACTGAATGGTGGGTATGTACCTACTAAAGTTAGAGTAATGGCTCCTGCTTTTATGCAGAAAGCGGAGAATGATAATAGTTCATTTAAAACTCAAGAAGAGTTAGATGCTTACTTAGATACTCTGGGTCTTTAACATAGGATTAACAATGCCGAAATACACAGTTAAACAAGGTGATACACTCACTGCAATAGCTCTAGAAACAGGTCATTCATTAGCAGATATAAAGGCAGCTAATGCAGGGATAGACTACAACCGGCTAAGTATTGGTCAAGGTATAGCCTTGCCTTACAGTAATCAACCAGCAGTGAACTATGATGCGTTTGGTACTGTTATCAGTCAACCAGATTCTCCAGAAGATTATGGTGTGATGCAGTCTAGTCAAGCCAGTATTGTTGAGGATACTTATCCTACATCCAGACAGGAATTTGCTAAAAAACAATATGAGAATAAATGGACTGAAACTTTCCCTAGAAGGATGGGATTCACTCCAAAGGAATGGAAAGCATACACTACTGGAATAGCTAACGTAGAGTCTAGAGGTAATGGGAACTATAAAGCTGTAGGTGATTTAGACCCACAGTACCTAGGTCGTTATCAGATGGGTAAGGAAGGAAGAGAAGACGCAACAAGAATAATGAAGATAGTTGACAAGTCTTTTAAAGAACCTACAAGAGAAGAGTTTCTTAATGATCCTGAATTACAAGAGAAAATGTTTTCTGCTTATACAAGATCAAACTTCATAGCCCTTACTGGTAATTCTACCAAGTGGGGAAAGATGACTGATAGAGAAAAGAAATTACATTTAGCTAGGGCACAACTGGGATCAGGTAATATCAGTAAAGCGATAGAAACAGGAGTTGATTATTTTGACGGTAATAAAAAACCATCAATGAAATGGTATGATGAAGTTAGAAAACAGTTTGATAGCCTGAAGTAATGGAACAATTCATTATAAACTTCTGGGAAGTCATATCAGGTCTAATCTTAATTGCATTCCTTGGTGTGACTTGGAAAGCAGAAATAGGGTCACGCATCTCAGTCCTAGAAGAGAAAGTGCGCGCCCTATTTGATCTAGTTAATAGTAAGAAAGATTAGATATCACACACACCTGCTGTGCAAGCTAACATTTGAGTTCCTTCAACATTATCATCTACTTCTACAAGACTATCCCAGTCAATCACTATAGGCATCTTGTGGAGTAG